CTGTAGTGTCTGTAGATTCATCTTGTGTCGCGTCAAGATCAAAACAAATACTGGATGGGAATGCTCCTGCCTCACCAGCACCAAAATGAGTCACAGGAAAAGTGAACACTAACTAAAATCTCCCTGGAATACACCAAACATAGATGTTCCGTTTGAAATAAAAGTAATAATATCAATGGCACCGCCGGCTGTAGTAAGTGTGGGAGCTGTGCCTCCTGGGAATTTATAAGCAGTACCGAATGATAATGTCCGACTCCCCGTACCATCCTGTGTAAGTGTTATGATATAAGTCGCACCGGCAACCTGATTTGTGGGATTATCAAGCACAAGATTACCATCAAGAATCAATTCTGTAACCTGATTTTCTTCTAAATTCCACGAGACATTTACCAGTTTGACAGTGACATCGTCAATATCACCTATGAAATCCAGATCAGCGCGGATATCAATATCTCCACCAGCCCCAGCAACAATGTTTTCTGTGAATGTCCCATCAGCAGCCCTGTCAGTGCCCTCTGTATCCCCAGCAACAGGCGTTACATTACCCGCTGAAAAGTTAGATACTGTGAATTCAACCTCATAGGTCTGGCCATTTGTTAATGACAGTGCTTGATTAAGGTCTGAATCGCCTGCTTGAGAACCGTCAGAACTGGCAACGCCCGCAGCAATAGACCATCCTGGACCCTTTGCCCAATCGGAATCAGCAGTAAAACCACCGTTAGTAACCAGATCAGCACCAAGAGCCACAAGTGAGGTAGCATCAAAATTCTGCGCCTTGGTATATTCCTGTGCGACATCAAGCTTTGCGACATTGCTGACAGGCTCATATTTACTTGTGCCGCTGTTAAATGCAGGAATTTGACCATCAGTAGAGCCAACCAAAGTCATGTCAACTGACTCAATGCTAAATCCGCCAGTGACATTCATTTTTGTGGCAGATAGTTGAAGGGGACTCGCTGTGCCTTCGCCATCTTCCACGGTCTGCAAAGTGCCTGTTATCCCATTCGCATCGTCAGGTATACGCAAAAGACTACGAAAACTCGCATTAATATTTTTACCAACTAATGTACTCATTTATGCGTTCTCCCATAACGTTACTTCGTTATCCCAGTTCGTATTATTTAATACCCATGTTCCGCCCGAGGCTCCGATTCCCGGTAAATTAAATCTGAAAATAACATCGGCATTCGCTGGCGCCAGCTTTCTGAACAGGCATATTATAACATTATTTACCTGATTCCCGAATACCACGGGGAAAGTAAAATTGAAAACATTTAGATCTATAGGGGTTAGGAAATCCACAACCATTGTAAATCTGGCATCACTGGGATTGTTGAACAGCAGGGCAGGAAATTCCATAGGGAACACGCCCCAGCGCCCGCCTCCATCAACCCGCACTTCAAAACCAAGCTCAAGGGCTAGGGCCTCAAACCCTTCTTTCGTGGCAACACCCAGAGCGGTTAATTTTGTTACAATATTATCTCTACGTTCTTGCGAAGTTTCTGCAATCGGGAAACAATCATCCGGGATTCCAAGGGCTGATTCCCATTCAGATAAAAGCAATTCTGTATCAGCCGGGAAGTGCTCACAAATTATTTCGTTTTGCTTGCCCTCAGCACGAAACAATTCTATTCCGAGGCCTGCAATCAGATTCTTTAAAGTGGTGCCTTCCTGATTTTTGGCTTTGAATACCTTACCATTCGGCAAGTAATTGGCAAGCGATTGGGCTTGCTCTTCTTCAGTATGCGGACCAAATAATTTATCTGCCATGATTAAAAACTAATAGTTCCCAAAACGGGAATTTCACCTTCGTTAATAATTACATCCCCAACAGGAGTCGTAAGCGTGAAGTTTGATACAGCCTCAAAGGTTTCCGGGTTAACGGTCTGAAAAATAACAGACTCATATTCAAAATCTTTTAAGTCTTGCCCCACAGCCGTTTCATCTGCGAATAAAGCTTGCAAGTTTGCTGTGACAGCATCCCGCATTGTATTGCTATCTGGCACCAATAACGAGAATGTGAAGTCTACCGTCACGGCTACCGGAGGACGGACTATCACATCCCTGTCATCTGTATGGGCGGGGGTTATTTCTAAAAGCTTGTCCTTTACGTCTGTAGCCTCCTGGGCTGACGGAATGATATTCGCATCATTGTCACGAGTAAAATGAACCAGCACAACGCCAGGAGGGACAGTTAAGTCCACCAATATCGTGCCAGAAGCAGTAGGGTTGCCATCCAACAACACAGGATAAGCCAGTTTAAAATCATCTATTTTAATAACGCGCTGCTGGGTTACATTAAATTCAGGCTCAACCGCCCCCGTAACGGTGATTGCAAAAGTATCTTCCGCATTGTGGGGGGTGGCCCCGAAATCTATAATTGCGACAAAGTCCGCTTGTGCGATGCTTGAAGGCGTTAGGCTTACTGAAATTGGCTCATTGGCTTTTGTGACAAAGACGCGAGTAACCCCGGCAACCTCCCGCGCTTTCTGCCTTATCCTTGGTTCGTTAAATGGTGTCGGCGGCTCTTGATAAACGTCTAAAGTACGCTCCCGTAAATTTACATCATCTTCAATATCTGTGGCGCCAGAAACTTCTGAGAATTGAACGAGCGCGGTCCCATCCACGCCAGCAAGAGGAGTTCCAAGAGTTAAAGCTGCTCCGGAAGCAAGGTTCTGGTCGCTACCAAAATCATCAGAGCGCACCTCTACATTGGCCAAATCAGCGTTAGCTAAAATACTGCCAGTTGCGGGGGAGGAAGGGCTACCAACAATTTGATAGGTGAAAGTATCTAAATCTGTAACGGTAATCGGAAACGTGCCGTTATATTCTGGTTCCACAGCACCGGAAATTGTTGGTTGAAGACCTGTCGCAAAATTATGGTTTGTTATTGTTGTAATTGTAACCAATCCCGCTACTTGAGTAGCGGTTGCAACAACTATGGATGCAAAAGCAATTGTTGCAGATGCCTGGGATTCATACTGATTGCTATCTGAGGATTGAAACAAAGTCGCTGCTGGTATCGGGCTTCCAACAACTCCTGTAACATTTATAAAACCATTCGCTTTAGTGGCTGGGTTCCGGGTCACACCCTTTAACTCTCCCCAGCGTTCGAGGAACTCATTAGTGGCTGTGTCAGGAAATATCTCACGCACTAGAATCTTTAGGTTTTCAAATAAATCAAAAGTCCTTCCGGCGAAACCTTTGATCATCGAATCAAGGAAGGAATTGGCCAAAAATGGATTTGATTCGGGGAGGTTGGTCTGGACATCTGTTTTTATCCGGTCACTGACCTCCCTACGATTAGCTGGAAAATTCAACGGCATCAGTCAAGACTCCTTCCTGTTGCTTCCCAAATATCAAAGCTGAAGGAATCAACCTTCGAGCCATTACGTAGTAATATTATAGTAAGGATAATTGTAGCGGGCTTCAACTCCCCTGAAACCTCTACTGCTTCCACATGATTATCATTGATCAGCCATTGTAAAGCCTGTCGGACATAATCAATCGCCCTATTCAACGTTTCCTGGTTCAGCCTAGCCTGATCAATCAGCCACAGCTTGGACCCGATCTCGAAAGCAGCCTCGTCAAATAATTCGTTCCCCCACCAACCTCTCCGCCGTTCAGATGGTATCATTTCCTGTCTATCAGCCCGACGTTCCTCAAACAGCGACATTTTCAAAGCGGTATCAAATCCCTCGGTAGTGGCAAGATCACCATTAGCGGCGATAGCGATATCGAAGTCTCCCCGGTCTGTTGCTCGGACGTCTATATCTATCATTTACTGACCCGTTGTGGGAGCATCTGTCGGCCCGCCGTTATCATTCTCTGGGTGAACATGAGCATCGAAAATATCCCTAATATCATTGGCGCTTGAATTTTTGGGCCTGATCTTCCCAGTAACATCAAGGTCTCCATTAATACGAAATATATCTACATTATATATTACCAGACCGCCATTCACAGTTACAGTCTCGTTACCATCAATCGTAACAGTTCTGTCTTTATTCACAAAAATATCCAGATCACCATTCGCTTTTAGAGTGATTCGAGTCTTGGTCAGGGTATTAAAAAGCACCACCTCTCCTTCTTTGAGGTCTTTTGGCCGGCGGTCGTAATCGTTAAATATTCCTGCGCGGTTTTGTTCCTGCGCTTGGATATTAAACACCAACCCTAAACTCCCGACGGGTGGCGAAGAATAGAATCCATAAGGGGTTACAAACCAAATATCATTAAGTTTGGTCATGAATTGAGCCTGAAGAAATGGGAACTGCTTGCCATCCTCCATAACGTTTTTACTGACCGCTATTTTTATCATACTGACTATTTTATTAAGCAAGCTCATTATTGTACCGCCTCAAAAAGAACTGTTTTAGTGCTGGCTTTGTCCTTCAGAGGCTCCGCAACGATTAAAGTAAAAGCATCTTTTCTGACCAAAGTTAGCTCTGTGGTATTTCCCCCGTCATTATCAACCTGAAATGACACATCTTTTATTAGTAACTCAGTATCGTTTTCAAAACCATAATCATCGACAACTCTAATAAGGCGATTTGGTTTATATATTCCAACGCCACCCGAATGTCCTAAGACCCGATATGTATAGACCAGAGATCTGCTTTTTCTAACGTCTGCCTCCCACTGCGCCCTTTTTACTGCATCTTCTATATCAGTTGAATTCTCAGCCTGTATTTGCATGATTCTACCAGCCCGAATTTCTTTATCTTCTACATCTGCCGTGACCTCAGCTATATCTTTGTTTTCCTTAAGGATGTCGTTCTTAGCAAAGAGAGTAGGGTTCCCTTGGCTGTGAACTACATATTTATTAAAACGGTTTGCATCATCAATATTTATTTCGCCCTCTAATACATTATTGAACGAGGTGTCGTTTGGAGCAACCGCATGAATTAACGTAGCCCCTTGGTTGCCTTGATTGCCCCGCACAAATACTAAATTACCATTGCTATCATTAGTTAAAAATACTTGACGTTTCCGGGCGTATCGTTCAAGAATTTCAAATGCTTTCTCCGCTACCTCTCCTGAAAACGGGCTGTCCCCAAAAAAAGGCTCTAAATCTGGCACTAACGTATCGTCTACAGATATATCGACTCCTATATTGTCGATCACCAAATTAGCCAACTGTTTGAGCGTGAACCCTTGGTTTGTGCTGGGGTTTAATTCAATCTTTCCATCAACATGGGAATCAATCAAATCCCCTGTTTTTGAACGGCCCGCAATCGTGGTGAAATGGTCGCTGGCATTATAGGAGACTATAGTTTGCTCAATAAAACCGCTTAAAAAAAGCTCTCCATCTACAAATAACTTAACAGCCCCGCCCCGCTTAAAGGGCTGCCCTTCCCTTACGCCTTTTATAGTAATTGAGAATGCACCGCTAGCGGCCTCAACGGAGCGCGATACCCTGGCATCTGTAAACCCTGTAAATCTTTGTCCATCAAATTCAATTTCAATCATGCGCTTAAGATTTTCAAATCCCCGCCTAAGAATGTCGGATTATTAGATTCGTTCAACTCAACAAGGGCTTCCGTATTCTCAGTCGTACCATATAAGCGATGACTCAATACAGTGGCGGGAACATCCGGCGAAGAAAAGTCAGTTATTCTAAAAGCTTGCAATCGTTGGTCATCAAAAAACTCCCTTGTTAAATTACGCAGAATTTGCAGCTCGGCAAATAGTTCGTCTGGTAAAGCCTGGGGTTTTGTTTCATATGTTTCGCTCAGTTCTTCAAAGCGCTCTTCAAGGGCGGCTTGACGCTGATCAACCTGCACGTCTGTTTGATATTCCAGATTCTGGGATTCAATATACTCGTCTTTTAGGGAAACCGTTTTCACGGCGGTTTGAATGATATCTCTATTGTTTTGCCGCTGCGCCCGCTGGACTGTGGTTGTGGGGACATCTGCAAACTGGGACTGGAAATTAAAAAGCTTTTCAGAGATAAGTATTTGGTTTGATGGGGTAATACCTAGCTGTGCATTCTGGTCAAACAGGGTATCAAATTGACTGGCCAAATTAGACGGATTATTTATTAATGGACGCAGATTGTCTTTAAAATCATTAAGCGTTACAAAGAAATCATTAAGCTGGTCTGGGTTTGTATTTAAAACGCTCAAATTGTCATCATATACCCCAAGCAACTCCGAAATAATAGATTCAGCATCCGTGAAGTTTAACGCAAAGAACCGCCCTATATTAAAATTGTTAGCTATGTTCGTTATTAAGATATCCTGAACCCTTGTGCCAGAAGCCACAGAGGCCGCTGATTTAGAGCCAACTGTATCGCTAACAGTAAGGCCAACGGCTTCCTCTTGCACTTCAAAGCCCATTGTAAAGACAGCTCTGCTCAGATCGCTGAAGCCTTGCGATAGCGTATAGTTAGTTAACGCAACATTTAGCGTTCCAAAAAAAGGATGCACCAGCGCCCCCGGCCCCTCGCTTTCCAGTGCTGATATTAAGGCATCCCGTCTCGCAAAATATCCTCCGTCTTTTCCATCGTGAATAATTCCCGTGATCGAGAACTTTTTCTGCATCTTTCCAAGATCTTCAACTTCTCTTGTATCCCTATTTGGGAATTCATGAGATACAGTTTTTCTCCCACCCTCGGTGCGGTCGTCGCTCATCAGGAAAGGGGCGCCTTTAAAACTGGCGGCCTGTGTTTGGCTTAAAATGCTCATGGAGCCACCCCGACCATATTTTGTCCTATATTAGCGGGAATATCCCCCTCAACCCTTGTAAACGCCTGTGTTCCCCGCTCTGCTCTGACATTAATATCTATCTTGGCCGACTGCTGCACAGCTGGCTTGGCTGTTTCAAGCGTTTGCAGGCTGGTTTTTAATTCCCCTACATTTATCCCCTTAGCAATGCCCTGGCGTATCTGCAGCTTAGTTTCCGTTATTGCAGCATTTAACAATAACAGCTGCTTTGTTTCTTCGGTCAGGCTTTTGGGAATATCGAAACCCCTTAATCCCTTAGCTATTTTCGGTTCTATATTTAGGCCCAACTCTTTATTTAGGTTTCTTATCTCTTTGCCAAGAGTTGAAAATTTATTAATCAGAGCATCAATGGCTTTTCCGGTAAAAAATTTACCTAAAATCACTCCTAAAGCCGTGACCCCTAATGTAATCGCAGCAATTGTGGCAACGCCACCGAGAAATCCTACCGCCATTGCTCCAAAGGCTCCAACAAAAGCGATACCGACAGCAGCTATGGGAACAGACAGAAAAGATATGGCAACCGCAAGCAGACCTAACATTAATATGATCGGCCCTATTAGGGCTACGAATGCCGAAAATATCAATATCATCACGCGCACTCGTGGTGAAAGATTAGATATTCTGTTGGCCAACCTCGCCAGAGATGTCGTAAGATTCTCAATGAACTTAGCCACTTCTGGCGCCCCAAAGAAAGCAAGAAACACTCCCTCAGTAGCAGATTTAAGCAATAAGAATGACCCAACTATGCCACCCATTCTGATTTTGGCCATTCGCTCTGCAGCGCCAGCAGAATTAGCAATTGCGACATTTAACTCTTTTAATCTTTTCGTTTGGGCGACTAGCGCCAAAATTGCGGGAGCACCACGGGCCTCAAATATCTCAAACGCACCCGCCGTAGTCAAGCCAGCCTCCGCTAACTTTTCAATGACCGCTGTAAAGCCATCAGTCTCTAAGGACACCCCCTTTAATGCTGGGGCTAATTTATCTGATTCTGTGATTAATTTCTTGAAAATTGTTTTCATGCCAGTGCCTGCCAGCGAACCCTGAATACCAGCATCACCTAAAATACCCATTGCTGCAGCAGTTTCTGCCATTGTTACCCCTGTAGCCGCCGCAACTGGTGCCACAAATTTCATAGCTTGACCTAATTGGAATATATTTGTATTAGACTTAGCTGCTGTTACGGCCAGAATGTCCACGAACCTGCCCGCTTCCGAAACCTCGGCATTAAAGCCCTTGAGAATATTCGAGGCAATATCAGCGGCGCTTGCTAAATCCAGCCCACCAGCTGCGGCTAAGTTTAGAGTCTGTGGCAATGTGGCCAGAATCTCCTGAGTATTAAAACCAGTTTGGCCTAAGAAAGCCATACCTGCGGCAGCCTCTCGGGCTGTAAACTGCGTGGTTCTGCCAAGTTCTTTTGCTAAAGCCGTTAGAGCTTGAAATTCTTCGCCCGTAGCCTCCGTGACAGCGGCCACAGCATTCATTTGTTTCTGAAAATTAAATGTGGTTCTGATTCCTACAGCGCCAAATGCTACAATAGGAAGAGTCAGCCGAGTGGTTAAAGCCCTTCCTACATCACGAAATCCTTCTGAAGTCTTGCGCGCATTGTCGCTCATAGTCTTTAATTGAGAGTTAATCTTGCGCGCATTTTTGGAGAAACGGTCTTGCAGCCTGATTATAAACGATACATTAAATGGCATTTTATTTACCCGAAGCCTTGGCTATATTGGCGTTAATCCTATTAGCATTATCTATTAAATCGTCGATCAAAGGAAGGGGCATGGCATGAAGTGCCTCCCAAGACAGCCCCCCTTGATAAAAATACATTAAGTCTGTGAAAGTTTTCAGAAGCTTTAAGTAATCTTCTTCATCCAGGAGGCAATCAAAAAATTTTCAAGATAAACTGCCAGAATTGACGTTAAATCTTCCTCTGTAAGCTTCTCGAATAAAGCTTTTTTAAACGGCTCTTTGCCATCCACCAGAGCAACTCCCTTGCACATGAGGTCTTTAAAAACGTCCAAATATTCCCCGAAATCGACTGACTTGCTCATCATAATAGCGCCGACAATTTCATCGCCTTTTATTGATTTTTTAGAATCCGCTTCAGCCTGTGAAGTCATATTGGAGTCTTTTTGGTCAAAGTCCCTGACAGCTTGAAAGAAGCCTTGCTTCAGCTTGGCTGTAAATCGGGAATAATTGGCAGTGGGGGCTTTCAATAGAATGTGGCTGGCTTGCGACATATCGCCATCGTGAGCATATTCAAAGCCCACTGTGAGATCATATTCAACTTCTTGCATTGTATCCTCTTGATTAAAATTTATGTTGCAGGTTGTGTCATAAATTCTAAATCAATTTGCTCATCGCTGCCAAGGTTAATGTCAGGATCGTTGTTTAACGTTGCACAAGTGAACGTCCTAGAAAAGCCTGCTCCGTCTGTAATCGCTATCACAGAAGGGTTTCCGTCCCTGTTTCTGGCCTTCAAAGCCCGAGCAAGCTCAATGTTTTCCAATGTGGGGAAGAAAGACATTTTGACCGTAGAAAGAGCAGTTTCAACATTTTGCGAATCAACCTTCTCGGTTACGCCGCCGCCAGCTGATTGAGTCTCGCTTTTTTGTTCCCCAAAACCCTCTGTATATGAAACAGAGTTCGGAACCACTTT